TACCTAATTTTATAAATCAAAAAGAAGAAAAAATGGAAGAAACAACACCAGTTGTGACTGAAGAAAAAACTTTGCTTCAAAAGATTTGGAACAAGATTTCTAACGAAAGCGAAACTCCAAGTGTAGAGAACGAAGTGGACAACGAGGTTACACCCGAAGAACAAACGGCAATTGTAGATGAAGTTATGCAACTACTTGAGCCAAGAATCGTAGCTTTAGAAGAAGCTATGGCTGAAATGATGCCTAAAGAAGAAGAAGAGGCAGAAGAAGAGCCAATGGAGGAGGAAATGGTAGAAGACAAAAAAGAAAACTTGAGCGAGGTTATTAAAAACGAAATCGCTGAGGCTTTTAAGAATTTCGTTGAGCCTACTCCAACAAAATCAAACAAAACTAATTCGGCAAATGACCCGACTTGGAAAAAACATTTAGATAACTTTCAAAATTTCATTAAATAATGGCAACACCAACAATTTCACCAAACACTTATGCTGGTAAAGATTTAGAAGGCATAATAGCACAATCGGTCTTAAGAGGAAGAACGATTGAAAACGGATTAATTTCAGTACATACTGATATTGACTCAAGAGCGGTAGTTAAAACTATGGCTAACACAATAACTGTTCAAGATTCAGTAGCAGCTTTCAATAGCGCAGGATCTATGACTTTGGGCGAGAAATACCTTGACCCGAAGAAATTTATGGAAGCAGTTGAATTCGATTACCAATCATTGAATGGTACTTGGTACGCTTCTCAGCAGCCGAGAGGTCGTGGGGGCGATTTCGTTCCACCTGCAACTATCGAAGAAGCTTTAATTGAGCAACAAGCTTTGATTCGTTCAAAGTTCATAGACGCTTCTATCTGGAGAGGTAGTGTAGCGGCTGGCGAATTATCTAAAATCACAGTTTCAGCATCTTCTAACGTAGTGACTGGTCTTATTCCTTTAATGGAAGCAAGTAGCGATGTTAACAAATTAGATTCTACTAAAGTAGCTATTACTGGAGTAACAAAAGCATCTCCAGCAGTTGTAACAATAGCTTCAACTGCTAACTTGCAGACTGGAGATGTTGTTACTTTCTCTTCTATGGTAGGTTCTTCTGGAACTGATTGGAGTGGAACAAATGGCGTATCTTTACCAATCACTGTTTTAAGCGCAACTACTTTCTCTATTCCAGTTGACACAAGTGCTTATGCTGGTACTTTCACAAGTGGTAACATTAACTACATCAACGCTTCAAACGCTTTAGAAGTATTAACAAGCGTATACAACGGATTGAGCGAGTCAGTAGAAGATGACTTAGATTTCTATATCTTCGGTAACAAAGGTTTAGGCAAAGCTTACTCTTTGGCTCAAGCAGCAGCAGCTAACGGAGCAGGGTCTTATTACATTGGCGCTAAAGAATTGGATTTCTTGGGTAACAGATTGGCTATTTTGCCTTTCGTATCTGCAAACACAATCGTAGCAGCTAACGTAAGCAATCTACACTTTGGAACTGCACTTGATGCAGAGTGGAACAACGTATCTATTTTACCTCAGTACGAAGTGACTGGAGACAGAACGGTTCGTTACAGATGTGACTATGCTTTTGATGTTAACTACACCAACGGCGAGGACATCGTTTTATTCCGATAGTATTAAATTTATAAAGGGGGTGTTAATTCACTCCCTTTTAACAACAAAAAAAATAATTATAAAATGGCAGCAAATTTAAGTTTAGCAGCAGTAGCAGGTTCAAACTGCCCAAGAACGGCGGGAGTCAAAGAACTCTACACCATTCCAGTTGCAGATATTACAAGCATCACATTAGGAAGTGACCACGACATTACAGACATCGTGTTCGCTTCGGCTGGTGTTGGTTTTGGTAAAATCAATTTCAAGCGTGGAGAATGTGAAGTAACTGAAGCAATGGAAAGAAGTAACCAAGTAGAGGTAAACTTTGCAGTAGCTAACCCAACAAGCACTCAACGTAAAGAATTACAAGCAATCAAAGATTCTTGTGAGCAGTATATGGTAGCTCGTTTGTACGATGGTGACAGACTATTGTTTATTGGTTACGATGAGGAGTTTGCAGATGAGGCATTCGCAGCGTTTATGAGTGCAGAGTCTACAAGTGGTAGAGCGAAAGCAGACGATAACTTATTCTCATTTACTATGATGGCAGAGCAAGGCGAGTTCTTACGAGTATTAAGCGGAATTAGCGGAGCAACTGTTCCAGCTACAACTGTTCCAGCAATCGTAGCAGAATTAGTAGCAGCAACATCTGTATAATATGTGGGTTTTTAAGAAGAAGTATAAAGGGCAAAAAATTGGTGTCAAGGGTTTTGGTATC